CCCCCATCGTTTGCCCCGCTCACGGCTGCGTCGATCTCCGCCCCCGAGAGGCTCTCTCCCTGCACCTCGCCCGTTTCCACGCTGGCCAGTTGCCGCAGGCTCACCCCGTTGTACCAGTAGCCCTTGTCGTCGCTGCTGCACACGTAGAGGTTGCCCTGTCTCGGGATGAAGTCCTCATTCTCATACAGCTCCCGTCCCTCCCAGTTCAGCGCCCCCGATGTCGGGCGGCCGCTCAGCATCCCCAGGGGGGCCGCCGCAAAGCAGCCCCGGCTCCTCACGTAGTAGATGCCGAGCCCGTAGGCACCACCGGCGACGCTTTCCTGTTTCACCTCCATATCCTCCACGATACCCGTGAAGGGGAGCACCCTCATATCCAGGCCGCCTCCGCTTCCACCGCTTCCGCCAAGGTAGGCCTTCACCACCTCGGCCGTCACCTTAATCTGCTTGTTGCCGCCCTCCGTCGCCGTCTCTATCAGGAATTTGTCACCATCCCAAACGGCCGCTCCTATCTTGAAACTTGTTGTTACGTCCATCTCCGCCGCCTCCTAATAGAAGATTCTACAATACCAAACACCGCCCAAGCCCACCACAAAGGCCACGCTCCTTGCAGCCACCTTCACGTCGGCCCAGCCCTTGCCGTCGTTGATCGAGCGGATCGTCTGCCCGCTCACAGCCGGCAGGAGGTGGTAAGCACTGCCGTCCAGGCCAACGAAGAGGTAACAGTTGCCGTTCTTGATGTTCTTCGGCAGGGTGATGTTCGTGTCCGTGTTGTTGCTGTGTCCCACCATCACGACGGCGCCGGAGCGGACGCGCAGAATTCCGCCCGTCACCGTCCCAACGCTTCCCGTCGCCTCGTTGCTGTCCATCATCGTGCAGTGGCCCGTCACTGTCGCCGTCTCCAGACTCAGTCCTCGCGTGATGCCGCCCAGGATGTCCAGGGCCACGCCCGCTCCGCCCTTGGCGCTCAGCTGGAGGGCGGCACCGTATTGGTTAGCCCCAGCCCCCGTCTCGTAGCCTATCGCGGCCACGATGTTGCTCTCCGAGTCCACCAAGAACTTGCGGTTGCTGTAGTAGATGTCGTTAACGGTCTCCAGGCTCAGGCTCCCGGGAGAGAGCGTCACCTTCGAGTGACTGGTGCCGCTCTCGCCGCTCAGCGTACTGCCGTTGATGTCGAAACCCGCGATCTTTCCCGACGTGGCTGTCACGTGGCCCTCGATATAGGCGTTCTTGCTGTAAAGCATCCCGGCCTTGGTCACCGTGAAAGTGTACGCACTATAGTTGTCACCTGTCACGCTGGGGTAGTTATACCGTTCTCCCACCCATAGCGGGAAGTCGCCGCCAAGACCGGCATACTGCCGTCCGTCGTTGTCCAGCACCGCGATGTTCGCGCCCGTCATGAAGTCTATACGGGCGTTCTTGGCGATCAGCGTCTGGAAGAAGGCGTCGTTGGCGTTCACCGCCACCTGCTTCCAGTGGTCGTCGCGCTGGCTGTCCTTGCTGTGGGTGTACGTCTTCTTGCAGCCATACAGCAGCCAGCCGGTCTCGGCCGCGTCGTTGCGCTCTGCGTAATAGTCCAGGTAGCAGAAGCCGTCAGCCGTCACCGTGTCGCCGCTGTAGTAGGTCCTGCCTTCCACAAGCGCCTTATAGATCCTCACCGTGCGCCCGTTCGTGCCGGGATCGCCCTGCGGCCCTTGCTCGCCTGCAAACTCACCGACATCCAGCCACCGGTCGTCCATGGCCATGTAGATATGCTTCCCGATGGTGTAGGCGTCGCCCGCTTCCGAATTTGTCCCCGTCCAAACGCCGCGGCTGAGGACGGTCTTGCCCTGGAGCATGAAGGCCACGTGTACGTCGTCACCGTATTGGTCGATCAGCACCACCTGTCCGTTCTCCCAGTCCCTCGTGTCTGCCTCAAAGGCCGTCTTGGTCTTATACCACGCCTCGGCGCGTCCTCTCATCCGCCAGCTGTTGCCGTCCTTGCCGGGCACGCCGTCGTCGCCCTTCTGTCCCGTCAGCCTCACGTAGGTGGGCTGTCCCGTCACCTTTACGCCTCCGGATGCCCTGCTCCATGCCGTCTCGCGCAGCCACAGGTAGGGCTTGCCGCTCGTTGTTGCCAGGGGACTCGGGCTCCAGCTCGTCACGTCCTCCGGGGCCGTCGTCGGCGTGGCGGTGCTCAGCTTGGCACTGATGCCGTAGGAGTGGTCATAGCCGTGCTCGGTGCCGCTGTCGCCCTTCGCACCGTCGGCGACGACCTTTATCGTGAACTGCATCGTAAGGGCGGCGCGCCCCTCGCAGTCTATCGTCACCTCCACCGAGGCCGTCTTCCGGTTCTTGTAGTCCACGGTGTCCACCAACAGCGTCGAGTGGTCGAAGTGGGCCGTGCAGCCGTCGCAGACCATCGTCAGCGCGTATTTCCCCGACATGTTCACGCCATCGGTCTCTGTGCAGGTCAGTAGCGTCTGCCCCTTCCTCACGGTGATGGAGCAGTGAAGCAGCCATTCACGGCTGCCGTCGCTCTCAGTGCTCACCAAGGGCTGTTTCAGATCGCCAGAGGCGTTCACCGGCACCGTGTCGGCAATGTTGTCCACCGAGTAGGTGTAGGGAGTGATGCCGTCGATGCCGCCTTCTCCCAATTGCACCAGGTGACCGTCTAAATAGACGTTGTTGATATATGCCGAGTAGCCGCTCATGTTCAGCCCGAACATCGAGAGGTTACTGAGGTCGCCGAATTGCGCCCGGATGTTGTTCTTCCCAAACGTCCAGTCGTTCACCTTGGCCAGATACCGCTCATAGGTCAGGGCCGAGTATCGGCAGGTCTGCCGGCTCGCGTTCGTGAAGTTGCCGTAGCACACAAAATGCATCGCGGCCGACGGGTGCCTGCTGTAGCTTCCGTCGGCATACTTCCGAAGCTCGTATTTGAAGGCCGAGTTGTGCTCCGTCTCCGTGATTTCCGTGATCTTGAAGTAGCAGGTGTAAAAGCCCGAGAACTTGAATCCGCCCTTGCCGTCGTCGCTGTCCTCCGTAGCGTTGTTCCCGGAGTAGTCGTGGAAGATTCCCATGCATATATCGTCCACGGCCACCTTGCCGATCTCGCCCTCCTCGAGTTTCAGCTTGATTTCGCCCGTAGCGGATTCTGTCCCGTCGCTGTTCGTGTCCGGCGTCACGCTCTCGATGATTCCGGCTCCCGGTGCGCGCCATTGGTTGCCGACGTACACCTCCACACGGTTGTATCGCAGTTCGGGGACTTCCAGGAAACGCCGTAGGGAAAGGCCGTCGGCCTCTATCATGCCGTCCTTGCCCAGTCTGGTGCCGAAGCCTGTCAGTCCCCCGGCGAATCCCTCCTTGCCCACGATGGTGTCGCCCTTGATGGACGCGTCGCCCCTCACCTCGGCCGCGCCCATGGTGAGCTTGTGGGGGGTGGAGTCGTCCTGGTCCTTGCGCAAGAACGGCGCTCCGGCAAGGTACGACAGCAGAGCGAGGAAGGCGTTGCCTATCCTCGTGGCGGTGTTGGCGTGCGTACCGCGTTCGTCGCGTATGCCCTCGTACAGGGTTCGAAGCTTTTCCAGCACTTGTGTCTGCATGGGTGTCTTAGCCATAATAGTTTCTTTTTAAGCAAAGGTAGTTGATATAATGTATTGCAGAAAATACACGGCAGAGGTTGGTTCAAGAGTCCCCGTTGTCATCCATTCCTTGTAAAGAAATAAGACATTCCCAAATCCTGTCATTCCGCCCCCAAGGCGAAATGCAGGATTTGACCGCTCTGCCCACTAAAACGATGTCAACACCTTGGCAAGTGGGCGTTTTTCGCGCAAAAGGGGGTCCAAGTTACCGTTTCAAGACGGCAATTTGGGTGATTTTGCGCGAGTTTTCCACTACCAAAAAACGCAAACCGCCCAATATCAACGATTTGGCGGTTTGCGTGGCGGCTCTGCCGCCGCTGCCTGCTTTAGCAGCCCTCACCGCCCTAAGCGGCCTTGGCAATTGCCTCCCCTTGATGCAGCGGTATATGTAAAGACCTTTTATTTCCGCAACGTAGGCAATTAGCCTTTTGTCGCTGCAAGGGGTGTGGCAATTGCCCATCCGCGGTATGCACCGGACGGATGAGCATCATCGGTTCAGCGCTTTAAGAGCAATGAAAATAAACATTTGTTGAAAATACTTTCCCAAATATTTGCATAATCAACAAAAGTTTATTATCTTTGCAGTGTGATTAAAAAGAAAGGACGTAATGAAGAAGAAACGAAAATCAAAGGAACTTAAGGAAAAAGAAGATGACCTGCTGTTCTTTTTAGAGTATTGGAAGAAGTTCCCCAATCACTTTCAGAAGATAGCACAAAAGGAAATCGACGAACTTGAAGACAAGATTAAAAACGATTAAGGCGAGCCTCCTGCAAAGGAGGCAAACCTTCTAAACAAATAGAATGAAGATGAAAGAACAAATAAAGCTGCTCGCAGAAAGAAACCGGATGGCCAAGACTAAAGAGGAGAAAGAAGCCGTGGCCAAGGAGATGGAGACGTTGAAGAATCAAGATCCCAAGGCATTCACCGAGGCACTGGAAAGTCTTATCCACTCTACAGCCAAGGAGGTGAACGACCTCACCATCGCAGAGAAGATGGGGGAGGTGACTAAAATGATTTCAATGGCTTACATTGCCAAGACTTATTTCGGCAAGTCACGTTCATGGCTTGCGCACAAGATTAATGGCAATGTCGTAAATGGCAAGGTTGCCACATTCACTGATGAAGAGCGTGGCATGTTCAAGCACGCCCTTGTTGACATGTCGCAGAAATTAGGCTCACTGGGCGTTTCACTTTAGCCCTTTCTTTTAATCACACCAAGCCCCGACACTGAGCCGTGTCGGGGCTTTTCTATATCCCAAGACCTATTTAGAATATGTATTGGTGGACACACTGCGATACTGCATGACTGGGAACCTCTCTACCCCGATGCACAGCGTGTCAAACGCATCGGAGCCGTCGGTACGGCTCTCTAATTTGTCTTCCTCTGTCTCCGCGAGTTTCTCACCACTCTTGTCTTTCTGCCCGTTCTTCACGCCTGCCGAGGTGATGGAGATGAGCAGGTCAGGATTATTGTCCCTGTTGATGAGCACGACGTGACGGGCACGGCCGCGAAACATTCGGTTGATAAGGTCATTCTTCAGAATGTGGTTCATCGGCTTACCAATATACTTAGGTTTCACAGACCACTCTTTCTTCCTCAGGCCGGTGATGATCATTCGATAGAAAGCCTCGGAATGGGTGCCATAGCTGTTGCCCACGAAGGTGGCATCGTAGTAGAACACCACCTGATGACGACGGTGATAGCGATAGTAGTCGTTGAAGTCATCGAGCAGCTCGGGAATCTTCCGCTCGTATTTCACGAAGAAGGACTTCAGCACCCTGAGCTTACCGTCGCGTCCCACCTGGCCGACCACCATCCAGTTGATGTTCGCGTTGGCATCGAATGCGACTATAAGCGGCAGCTGAGCATCGAGGTCGCTGTCCTGCCGACAGTCGTTGGCTATCGTACCATTATCCAGGTTCTCGAGGTTCAGCACATCCTCATTAGGCGCTGTGTAAAGGTTTACGTCCTCACGCATGCCACCATAGAAGCCGTCCGTACTAATCTCGATGCGGATGCACATGATCGATGTGGCGAAGGTCAGCGGTGGGAGGTCGCGCTTGGCACGGCGGATGAACTCCTCGCCAAGCAGCGCGAGGTTCTGGATGGATGTGTATTCCTTATAGAGAAGGCACTTCGACCGCAGAAAGCTGAGCTTTGCGTCGATGCGGTCTATCTTACTCTGCAGCGCCTCGCGCTGGGAAGGCATCGCCCTCTGCTGTCGCCTGGCGCGCCACTTGGCATATACCAGTCCCTCGATGACTTCCACGAGTTCCTTGTCCATGTCGTCCTTGTAGGAGAGAAACCAGGAGCCTTTCTTCGTCACCGGCATATCCGACGTGATGGTCATGCCGTGATGCAACGGGAAGTTGCGGAAGTACTGCTCGTTGCCTCGGTTGGCCTGGAATGTCTCATCCTTCAGCTGCTCAAAGTTGATGAACTTCGCCTCGTCGATGATGATGTAGTCGAGCGACATCGAGTTACTCGTGCCGCTACGGTCCTGGGAGATGATGTTGCACACCGAGCCATTGTAAAACGAGATGGTATTCTCCCAGTTGGCGGGCGTGAAGATGGGCGATTTCCAGTGCAGGGCCTTCCATGGGCGTTTGCCGACGACATAGTGAAGGTCGCGCTTGAATCCCCATTGCTCAAGGTGGATGAGCATAGAGGGCAGGATGTTGGTCAGGCACCGCTTGACCGACGGCGACACAAATCCGCCCATACTCCCGGGCATTCCCTGAAAACACGTCATCAGACGCCCCGCCTGTATGGCTCCCTTGCCCATACCACGCCCGGCGACAATCACCTCGTCGCGCGTGTTCATGGCAAGAGAGTAGAGCTGCGGGTCGTTGAAATACTCCCTATGTACCTGTTCCGTTTCCATCGTGCTCTTCCTTTATCTCCTCATATTCGGCATCCTCAATCTTCGTGTCGCCATATTTCTTCTCCAACTTCCTAATGCGGTCGCGCAGGCCGGGAACCTTTTGTATGCCGATGACCGTCGGGTCATCGGTCATCTCGAACTGTTGCGGCACAATTTTGTCAAACTCCAGTTCCGGCTCATCATCCTTGTCAGTGCGGTTGTTCATGATGCGGTTCTTCTCTATCGAAGCCACCGCGCGCAGGTCGCTACGCTGTCTGGCCATCCTCAGATCCTCTTCAAGGTCTCGGTTGATCTTCCACCGCATGAACTCCTTGGAAGCCTGTTGCAGATTGCCCATGAGAATCTGGGTGAGGTGCAGGTCGTCGTATGCTTGAGCCCGGCCCACCTTAAACTTCTTCATGTCGTAATCCACAATCTCCTTGTCGAACTTCGACGGGAACTGCAGCCAGTAGACGTAGATGCCACGAAGCCGCTGCAGCCGTTCCCGGACGGAAACGGCCACATTCTGTTGCTGCAGCTCGTTGTCGTCGAGGACAACGAGCCTGGAATATTCATCTATATTGATTGGTAAGCTCATGTCTATATCATTGTCACAGAAGAGAGCTGCCGTTCCATCAGGCTCAGACACTCGGAGACTGAGAATGGAGACCCGGCGCGTGCCGCGTCGCGGATGTCCTCACGTATCTCTCTGGCAGTAACGGCCACGCCGTGGAAGAAAGCGATACGAACTGGATGCCCCAAGGTATTGATGTCATCGATAAATTCCGACTCATCAATACCCAAAAGGGCGGAAATCTCCGCCGGAGTCATCATGCGCCTCGCCTCTTCTTCTATCTTTTGAAGCAACTCTTTCGAATAATCCATTGAGGTCAACTGATTTCTTAATGATATTGTCAAGTCCCGTATAGAGATCCAGGAAAGCCTGCTGTGATGTTGTTACCATGGTACACTCAGCACGGTCGCCATAAGTCTGGTTCTGCGAAGATATGACGGATACCGTCCAACGTTCATTTTGTACGAGAACTATCTTCGAGTGATTCTGCGCAAGATAGACATTATCGAAGCAGCTGCTCATCAGCTTGGCCAGTTGTATTGTCTTTCTCAAAGCTTTCAGGTCAGCCACAAGTGACGCTTTCCCAATGAGACCTTTCTTCCTCAGATTGAGGAAGTCGGAGCAGAAAGCATCCGACGTAGAGAAAGTGCTGACCCAGACATCAGCACGTCCGGTCTGCGACAGGATCCATCCG